CACTAGGGCTGCACCAAAAGCTAGTCACAAACGGAGTGGATCCCCGCTCTGCTGAATATTTCGACCAAATTGATGGTCGCATGAAGTCAACGTTTCCTGATTTATTCGGGCAGACAAATGACAAGCCAAGGTCTGGTGAGGTTCAAAAACGACCTACGACAGTGGTTGCCTCTGTATCTCGTTCTACGAGTGCAGGAAAGATTAAGCTAACTCAAACGCAAGTAGCGTTAGCGAAAAAATTTGGTTTAACCCCGCAGCAATATGCTGCACAAGTAGCGAAACTGGAGAACTGAAATGGCTGAAACAATTGACCGATCAAATCGTGACACTAAGTCACGCGATAAATCTGTTCGTGCAGTATACGTACCGCCGAGCAACCTGCCCGATCCGACACCTGATCCAGATTACACGTTTCGCTGGGTAGCGACTCATGTGCTAGGTCAGCCATTAGCCAACAACGTGTCTTTACAGATGCGCGATGGTTATGAGCCGGTGAAAGCAGTGGATCATCCGGAAATGGCCTTGTTTGGTAATAACGCAAACGGCAATGTGGAAATTGGCGGGCTGATGCTTTGCAAAGCTCCCAAGGAACGCGTTGAAGCCCGTGCTGATTATTACAACAGACAAGCTCAAAACCAGATGGATTCAGTTGACAATCATTTCATGCGAAATAACGACCCCCGCATGCCGTTGTTTGCCGACCGCAAGTCGTCATCTACGCGTGGTGGTGGATTTGGTTCTGGTTCTAAATAAATAGGAGTCTCTATGGCTTATCCTACAGTCTCGGCCCCTTACGGTCTAAAGCCTGTAAACCTAATCGGTGGACAGGTATTTGCGGGTTCAACCCGTTTGATGGAAATTGCCAGTGGTTATGCCACCAGCATTTTCTACGGTGACTTGGTAAAACGCATTTCTGATGGAACTATCGAAAAAGACACGGGCACAACAACTGCCACGCCTGTCGGTATTTTTCTTGGCGTAAGTTTTACTAACCAATCAACTGGTCAAATCCAGCAACAACAGTACTATCCAGCTAGTCAAGCAATCGCTTCGGGATCGAAGATCTTCGCTGTGGTCGCCGATGATCCTGATACGCTGTTCCAAGTAGTCTCTTGTTCTGGCACCACAACCGTGGCCGGAATGGGCATCTCTGCTATTGGTAACAACATTGCTTTGATTCAAAACGCCGGGTCTACCGTTTCTGGTAACTCCCAAGTGGCTATTGATGAAGGCACTCAAGCTACTACCAATACGCTGCCTATCCGCATCATTGATGTGGTTCGTGAGACAGCAACAGGCGCTGATACATTCGTTGAGTTTATTGTCAAGATAAATGCAACCATGCACCAGTACAACAATTCTACTGGCGTATAAGGAGCATAAACCATGGCTATTTCACGCGCACAACTACTTAAAGAACTGCTCCCCGGCCTGAACGCTTTGTTCGGCTTGCAGTACGCAACCTACGGCGAAGAGCACAAAGAACTCTACGAAACAGAGAAATCTGAGCGTAGCTTCGAAGAAGAGACAAAACTGTCTGGCTTCTCTGCTGCTCCTGTCAAGAACGAGGGTTCTGCCATTGCTTATGACAATGCGCAAGAAGCGTTCACGGCTCGCTACAACCACGAAACCATCGCCTTGGGTTTCTCAATCACTGAAGAAGCGGTTGAAGATAACTTGTACGACAGCTTGTCTGCTCGCTACACCAAGGGTCTGGCTCGTGCTATGGCTTACACCAAGCAGGTTAAAGCTGCATCCGTCTTGAACAACGGTTTCACCAACTCTGCCGCTTATTACGGTGGTGATGGCGTGCCTTTGTTCAGCACAGCGCACCCGCTGGTGTCTGGTGGTACCAACAGCAACCGTCCTTCAACCAACTCTGACTTGAATGAAACATCGTTGGAAAACGCTGTGATTCAGATCGCTGCTTGGACTGATGAGCGTGGTCTGTTGATTGCCGCTAAGCCTAGAAAATTGATTGTGCCCCCAGCACTTCAGTTCGTTGCTACTCGTTTGCTTGAGACTAACCTCCGTGTTGGTACTGCTGACAACGACATCAACGCGTTGAAGAACAACGGCTCAATCCCTGAAGGTTACGCAATTAACCACTACTTGACCGACACAAACGCTTGGTTCTTGTGCACAGACGTTCCTAACGGCTTGAAGCACTTTGAACGTATGGCCTTGTCTACGTCAATGGATGGAGACTTCGACACTGGGAACGTTCGCTACAAAGCCCGCGAGCGTTACAGTTTTGGTTGGTCTGATCCATTGGGTGTCTTTGGTTCACCCGGTTCAACCTAAAATTAGTACCAAAAGTACTACTAAGAGGGCCTTTCGGGGCCCTTTTTCTTTGGATGTTGATTTTTGTTTTGGTTGTGTTATATTACCTGTAACTAAACGACTGGAGCTAATATGGACACCACAAACCTACCCACAACCCGAGAAGAAGCTAAGAAAACCGGCAGTAAGTACTATTTCACTGGACAGCCTTGTAAACACGGGCACATTGCAGCACGCAAAACCAAGGGAGTTTGCATCGAGTGCTTGAAGGTTGAATGGGTCAAGGGCAACGAAACTCGTGCGGATTACTTCCGTGAGTACAACAAACGTGAAGATGTTAAAGACCGCAAGAATGAGTGGTATCAGGAAAATCGTGAACAAGTTATTGCGGCTTCCCATACAACTCCGTTGCATAAAAAAGCGCAGTACAAAAGGGATTGGAAAGAGCGCAATGTTGTTTGGACTCGCGCAGATACAAAAGCCCGCCGCCGCAAGCACCGAGATGCTACCCCACCGTGGTTGACACGCAAACAGAAATCTGAGATACGCCAGCTTTATCAGATAGCTATTACCATGACACAGACCACCGGAGAACAGTATGTGGTTGACCATATCGTGCCCTTGCGCTCACATGAGGTCTGTGGCTTGCATGTGCCGTGGAACCTGCGTGTTATTACCCAAGAAGAAAATTTAAAAAAGTCCAACAAACTTGTTGCACCCGAGTAAACGCCGTGATATAAACACAGTAATCCGGGCTTTCCGGTGTATCAAACAGTCCCGGCTGACGACATGCAGATTGATACGCCTAACTTGCATGTAAGGAAAAATCATGGCAAATACCACGTTTAACGGCCCAGTTCGTTCCGAGAACGGCTTTCAATCCATCTCTATCAGTGCAGCTTCTGGCGCTGTTACGGTTAACTCTTCTTTTGGTTCTGACGTAATTCTGGGCACCCAGTCTTTGTCTGGCGCTGGCGCAGTTGACATCACTAACGCTTTCACTAATTTGACCACCACAGGCGCGGCTCAAGCTTTGACTTTGGCTAACGGCACTCTTGGTGAAATCAAGATCATCAGCCACGCTGTTGATGGCGGCTCTGCTGTGTTGACACCTACAACTAAGATTGGTTTTACAACCATCACGTTTACCGCTGTTGGCGATAGCTGCATGCTGGTTTACACATCTGCTGGATGGGGTATTGTTGCTCTGAATGGCGCTGTTGCTGCTTAATCAACCCAAGGGGCTTCGGCCCCGTTTTTAAAGGAGATTGATTATGATGCAAACAGACGTAAGGTCGCTTCTTGTAGCGGCTTCGCAAACGGATACTGTTGTTGGCGGAACGCTTCGCAATAGGTTAAAAGCTCTTACTATTTCGTATGCGGCTACTGGTGGAACGGTTGTTGTTAAAGATGGAGCCGCAGGTTCCGTTACGCTATTTTCTTTTCCAGCCCCTACAGCAATTGGAACAATACACATCCTAATACCCGGAGAGGGTATTTTGGCTACAACCAGCTTGGCAGTTACCACAGGTGCTGGTGCTTCTGTGATTGTGTACTATGGCTAAGTCCCCCGCATGGACTCGCAAAGAGGGCAAATCCGAGAAGGGCGGCTTGAACGCCAAGGGACGGGCCTCGTACAACGCGGCCAACCCCGGGAAACCCGGATTGAAGCGTCCTCAACCCGAGGGCGGCTCACGGCGCGACTCCTTCTGCGCCCGTATGGAAG